AATTGGTGATATTATTCCAGTACAAGAACAATTTATATTTGAAAACTTTAAAAAGCAGATTGATTCATTAACTGAAGGAAACTATAAACCTATTATAGTAGACTGTAATAACAAGATTATCAACGGACATCACAGATATGCTGCATTACAAATGCTCGGTGAAACTGATGTTAAGGTTGCTAAATTGTTTTTAACTGTAAATGCAGTAGTTGAAAACTTTGCTGATGGTAAAAAGAAAGGCAAGAGCAGACCAGGACGTGTAAAGAAGTCCGGTGCTAGTTGTAATGGTAGTGTAAGTGAACTACGTAAAAAAGCAAAGAATGCAGGCGGTGAAAAAGGTAGAATGTACCACTGGTGTGCTAATATGAAATCAGGTCGAAAAAAGGGTAAATAGTAATATGAAACTTAATGAATTATTCAATGCCATTGAACAAAACAAGAAGAAAATGGAATCTGCTACAGCAGGTGCTACAGCTTCTGGCAATATAGCAACTGTTGTAAGTCCACAACTTGCTATTGGTAAAGGTTCTATTGGCAATAAAAGTTACACAGGTTCGCCAGGAAAAAGCGGCACATCCGCTCCAAAAGTACCTAAGATAGTGCAAAAGAAGAAGAAAAACGGTACAGCAGTAAATGCACTAGATATGAAGGGAAACATTTTTGGCGGCGGCAACGCACTAAAGAGATAAATATTAATATGGAAAAGAACCATCCAGATCACGAAGCCGAGATGGCAAAATCAGAATTAGCTAATATAGCTAAGAATGCCGTTGCGCTCTATAAAATGATCGAAGAAGGTGACGAATTAGACGGTTGGATAAGTAGTTATATTACTATTTCAAACGATCACATCAACTCTGTTCGTGAAAAAATGGAGTATGAGATTCAGGCAGATAATGCTATGAATAAAGGAGAACGAGAATACGAAGCTGGGACTTGCGAAAGTATTCGAGATAAACTAACATCAGAGTGGGAGCTCTTAAAAGGATAGCATCATGGACATTAGAAATATATTAAACATAATTCCAAAAGAGGAATCAAAAAATTCAAATACATTTGACGGTACTCTAGAAAGTATAGCAAGAGTAGCAGGTGTTGATTATAAACCAAAAGTAGTTACATTTGAAGGTTACACTGATGACGAAGTTAGAGAACTTTGCCATTCAAAAGACCACGACTGTGCAACAACTGTTAACCATCCAATATATGGTAAAGGTAAACCAGTTTACGAAAGTCATGCTATTCCAGATGATAACGGTAATGTTGAATGGTACGATGTACAATTTAAACACGGTGTAGAAAGAAAAGTTCCAGCAGCAGATATGGAAATTGTTACACTAGAAGAACACGGTGCTGCTAAACCTAAAAAGAAAAAAGCCAAAGAAGATGCAAAAGTTGAAAAAGATTCTAAGTCCAAAGAAGTTAAAGAATCTGAAGTAGAAAAAACTGTAAACGAAGAGCTATCCGAAAAAGACAAAGATACAGAATTTGCACGTTGGTTAAAGAAAACTCACAACAAAGATGTTGAAAGTTTAAAAGGCAACGAGTACGTTGATGCATCAAAAGAGTTCCAAGCATCTAAAAAGAAAGAAGAGTCATTTAGAGCTAAGTTTGATGATATGGTTGCTGAAGCAGGTAAGCCAGACTTTTTAGACTTAGACAAAGACGGTGACAAGAAAGAGCCTATGAAGAAAGCTGCTAAAGATGCTAAAGGCGTCAAGAAGTCAGGCAAAAAAGAAATGTCAGATAAGCAAAAGAAATTCTTTGGCAAAAAGAAAGAATCAGTTGAAGAAGCTGCAGAAGTAATTACAGCAGAAAAAATGCCTAAGAAGAAAGACATTTTAATGATGTGCAGTAAAGGTATGAAAGTAAATGAAATTTGCAAGAAGTATCCAAACTGTGATCAAAAGAAATTAAAAGAGATGTGCGAAGCATGTATGTCTGAAGTTAAAGCAAAGAAAACTAACGAGTCAGTTAACGAAGCAAAAGACGGCAAGATGCCATCCAAAGCACACATAAAGAAAATGTGTAAAGACGGTAAGTCTAAAGCAGAAATTTGCAAAATGCATCCAGACTGTGATCAAAAGAAATTAAAAGACATGATTGCAGATTGCAAAAAAGAAATGAAAGAATCAGTTAACGAGTCAGTTGAAGTTATTAAAGATCCTTCAAACATGTCATTTGTTGAAATGCTAAAACTTGTAAAAGAAAGCGGTGGACAACAGCAAATTGATCCAGTTGACGAAACACTTTGGAACTGGGCTCAAAGAGTTGCTACTTCAAAAGTTGAAGAGTCAAACAAAGCAGAAATTTTTGCAGGATTGATTTACGAGCGTAACGGTGGACGTTTTGAAATGTATGACGTTATGGACGAAGACGGACTTACTGAGTCAAAAAAAAAGGACTAAGTGAAGGCAAGATGTGTTCAGATGATTGCTGCGGTGCAGATGTAAAAGCAGCAGACTGTACTTGTAAACCGACTTGTAAGCATTGTGATTGTAATGCAGAATAAGTAAAAAGAATTAACCAAAATTAAACTAAAGCCAGTTATTAACTTGACTGGCTTTTTTTATGACTATATAATAGTACTTCAACCAGGAGAATAATTTATGTCAAAAATGTACGGGCCAGAAGAGAAGGCTAAACTAGAGAGATTAATCAAAGAAGGATCAAATGTTCTACGTGAAGTAGAGGATCTTAATGAAGGTCTTAAAGATACTGTGAAAGCAGTAGCAGAAGAACTACAGATTAAACCATCAGTAATTAACAAAGCAATTAAAATTGCACACAAAGACGATTGGGCTAAACACTTAGAAGAGTGGGAAGACATCGAAGGAATCTTAGGTATCACTAACAATCTACCTGCTGGTAACACCGGGGGTGAGTAATTGGAAAAGATTAGAAACTTTTGGATAGACAGTTATACGTCTGACAAAACAGCATTTGGCTTTGAGCTAATTAGTTTTATCTTTACCGTGACAGCCAGTTTATCATTGGCACTAAATGCAAGAGATCCTAACATGGCGTTTATATACCCATTTTTCTTTGTAGGTAGTATAACACAGTGCTATGCTTCAGTAAGACGTGGTGCTGCATGGGTTATGCTACTTACAGGATACTTTGCATGTGTTAACGTGTTTGGCTATCTTATTGCAATTAATATTATTTAATACTTGACATCTAGTCGCAAATATCATATAATACATGTATGATATTAAATTCAGACACATTCTTAAAATGGACTGCTACCGTTATTCTTATAATTGGTACAGGAATTAATGCTTTAGGGTTTTATCCTGCAGGGCCTGTTATATTGGTCATTGGTAGTTTCATTTGGTTAATTGTCAGTTGTATGTGGAACGAGCCTGCACTAATTGTAACCAACCTTGTGTTGTGTGTAGTTGGAGCAGCCGGTTTGCTATACTCACTATAATGAGAAAGATAAGTATTAATGAAGAAGGTAACCGCAGGCCATAAACTGCTTATTAGGTACTTGTCAGCCAAAAGTGACATACAGGAGAAAACATGAGTTACGTAGACGCTTTCTATGACCGAGGGCAAGACACCATTAACGTTGTTGAACGTGATGAAAAAGGCAAACGCCACTATCGAGAATACAATCCAAGACATATTTTTTACTACGAAGACCAAAGAGGAAAATACAAATCCATCTATGGTAAACCTCTATCAAGAGTAACTTGTAAAAACATCAAAGAACTTCGTAAAGAACTTGCTATTCACAGCAATAAAAAACTTTATGAGAGCGACATTAATCCTATTTACAGAATGCTTGAGGACAACTATCTCAATCAAGACGCACCTAAACTTAACGTAGCGTTCTTTGATATTGAGGTTGACTTTGATCCTGAGCGTGGGTATGCATCACCTGAAGATGCGTTTATGCCTATTACTTCTATTGCTGTATATTTGCAATGGATGGAAACAATGGTATGTTTTGCTATTCCACCTAAAACACTTTCTATGGAAGAAGCAAAGAAAACTATTGAAGGTATTGATAATGTTATGCTGTTTGAAAAAGAAAGCCAAATGCTTGATGCATTTTTAGATCTTATACAAGATGCAGATGTGCTAAGTGGTTGGAACAGCGAAGGCTTTGATATTCCGTACACAGTTAATAGAATTACAAAAACATTAAGCAAAGAAGATACAAAGAGATTGTGTCTTTGGAATCAATATCCTAAAAAACGTGAGTACGAAAAGTTTGGTAAAACATCTGTTACTTACGACTTAATTGGTAGAGTTCATGTTGACTCATTAGAACTGTATAGAAAATACAACTATGAAGAACGTCATACATACAGACTTGACGCTATTGGTGAACTAGAAATAGGCGAAACTAAAACAGTATATGAAGGATCTCTTGATGCACTTTATAACAATGACTTTAGAACATTTATTGAATATAACATTCAAGATACTGCACTACTAGACAAACTAGATAAAAAACTTAAATTTATTGATCTTGCTAATACAGTTGCACATGAGAACACAGTTCTTATTCAAACTACTATGGGTGCTGTTGCTGTTACAGAGCAAGGTATTATTAATGAAGCACACAGACGTGGATTTATTGTTCCTAATAGAGTACGCAGAGAGCCAGGTAGTGAGCCTGCCGCAGGTGCTTATGTTGCTTATCCTAAAAAAGGTATTCACGAATGGATCGGTAGTGTTGACTTGAATTCACTATATCCGTCTGTTATTAGAGCATTGAACATGGGTCCTGAGACAATCGTAGGACAACTAAGACAAGACGGAACAAAAGCACGTATCGAAGGCGAAATGGCAAAAGGTAAAAGTTTTGCAAATGCTTGGGAAGGACAATTTGGTTCTGTTGAGTTTGACTCTGTTATGGAACGTGAAGTAGGTAGACAAATTACTATTGACTGGGAAGATAGTGAAAACAGCGATACAATTAGTGCGGCACAAGTATATGATTTGATATTTGAAAGCAACCAACCTTGGATGCTAAGTGCCAATGGTACAATCTTTACATACGAAAAAGAAGGTGTTATTCCTGGACTACTAAAGCGTTGGTATAAAGAACGTAAAGAAATGCAAGGAAAGATGCGTGATGCAATCAAAGCAAAAAATCCTATTGAAGAAGAGTATTGGGCAAAAAGACAACTTGTTAAAAAGATTCTACTTAACAGTTTGTACGGTGCTATTTTAAATCCAGGCTGTAGATTCTTTGATAACCGTATTGGACAATCAACTACACTTACGGGTAGACAAATTGTTAAGCACATGAGTGCAAAGGTTAATGAAATTATTACAGGTGAATACAGCCATACAGGTAAAGCAATTGTATATGGTGATACTGATTCTTCTTACTTTAGTGCATACAGTACACTGAAAGATGAGATTAACAAAGGTAACATTCCTTGGGATAAAGATAGTGTTATGGCTTTGTATGATCAGATATGTGATGAAGCAAACACAACGTTCCCTAAGTTTATGGTTGACACTTTCCATTGTCCTAAAAGCAGGTCAGATGTTATTGCGGCAGCAAGAGAGATTGTTGCAACTAAAGGACTATTCATTACAAAGAAAAGATATGCAGTTCTTTACTATGACGTTGAAGGTAAGCGTACAGACGTAGACGGCAAAGCAGGTAAAATTAAAGCAATGGGCTTAGACTTAAAACGTTCAGATACTCCTGTTGTGATTCAGGACTTCTTGAGTCAAGTACTTGAAAAAGTACTAGCAGGCAAAGAGCAACAAGAAGTGCTAGACTACATTACAGAATTTAGAACTGAATTTAAAACAAGGCCAGGTTGGGAGAAAGGTTCTCCTAAACGTGCAAACAAAATTACTGAATACGGTAATAAAGAAAAGAAACAAGGCAAAGCGAACATGCCTGGACATGTTCGAGCAAGTATTAATTGGAATACACTGAAGCGTATGGAAGACGACAAGTATTCAGTAACTATTACAGATGGCGCGAAAGTGATCGTTTGTAAAGTTAAAGACAACCCTATGGGATTCACAAGTGTTGCGTATCCTGTAGATGAATTACGTTTACCAGAATGGTTTAAAAAGCTGCCTTTCAACGATGCTGAGATGGAAAATTCAGTGATTGATGAAAAGCTAGGAAACTTAATTGGTGTGTTGGAGTGGGATATCAGCTCTACAAGAAATGATAACACCTTTAACAAATTGTTTGATTTTGAGTAAATTGGTGAAAAAAGTTCTTGCAATTAAACTAAAACCTAAATATAATGTATATTAACAAACGGAGAACCCTATAATGAAAGACATTCTAAAAGATATTGTAGAACATACACAAAACTTGGGCTTTCTTACAACTGTAAAAATTACAGGCGAAGAAGGCGCAACAACTATGTTTTCAATGGCAGATGACAGATCAGTCATCATGGAAGCAACTACACATAACCCTTACCCAGACATGCTTGGTGTATTTGGTATGCCGCAGTTGCAAAAACTAAAATATTTACTTGACGGTAGTGAGTATCAAAAAGATGCTGTAATTACTGTAAAGTCAGGTGAACGTAATGGCGCAACTATTCCTACAGGATTAGAATTTGTAAACAAAGATGCTGACTTTAAAAACAGTTATCAATTTATGCTTACAGAACATATCAATGAAAAGATGAAAACTGTTAAGTTTAGAGGTGTTAACTGGGACGTACATGTAAGTCCGTCACTTCCAGCAGTACAGCGTTTTAATTTCCAAGCAGGCGCTAACAGCGAACATCCTACATTCTTAGCAAAGACTGACGGTACTAACTTAAAGTTTATCTTTGGTGATGCATCATCACATGGTGGTGAGTTTGTATTTGCACA